GATACTTTTGTACTGATTGTTCTTCAAGTACGTTTTGAGATCAGTCCGACGCACTTCGTCCGCGATGCCTGCACCTTCTTCAGTTGCCATCAGAATTGAGTAAAGACCTGTAGACCGCAATCTAGCACGTTCGGCAAGCACTTCGGCTGTGTCAACGTCTTCATCCATTTCTAGTTCTTCTCTTACTGCCGAAATTGATTCTGCGTCATTTATTGATTGAATCAAGTCTTGATCTTTAACGTGAGGGCTAGACGCTTGCATTATTTCTTGAATACTAAAGAAAACCTCGTTGTTTCGTTTAGGGTTTGGTAGAGGCCGATAAGGAATAGTAGAGTCCCCAGCACGGCCCGCTTGATTAACCATAATGTGGTACATCCCCGGAACTCCGTTTACTGGAACGACTTTCATGTCATTAATTGCTTTACCTCGTGCAAGAATATCTTCGGAGTCTCCAATCCGGCCTTGAAGAATTGCTTCATACAGTGGGCTGTTTTTTGCTGTGTCTGTGCCAATAAAACTGCGAAGGAAATGCCCTTGCCCTTTTTCAAAGTACGCAGGAGCGTATTGATCTTCAAGGTAGGGGTGGCCACCAACGTACTCATAGTGTTCATCAACAAAGGTTTTTGCCATGTTCACGGCTTCAGAAACACTAGAACTTGTTGGGGATCCACCAGCAACAATAAACTGAAACACTGGGGCCCATTGCCTAATCAGGGGATCGTTCAAAGAAGATGCGACCTGACCACCCGGTTCAAGTTGATTACGCATTTCGCTTTCTAATCCCGCTAGTGAAGCACTGCCGTTTGCAAGAGATGCTTGTGCTTCTCCAATTTTTGCAATTGCTTGTGGTGGCTCAAGACCTTTACTGTAATGCAGCATTTGGTAAGACCGCATCCAAAGGTCAAATCGTTTTAGCCCTTGCGTTGAAGCAATCATTCCCCCCGCACCGTATTGCTGATACGAGTTCCACATGGCATAAGTTTCTAAGAACTCTTGTGTCTGCGTCGATTGTCCAATAGCCTTATCAATTTGCTCTTGAGTTGCATCTTCTGGAAGTCCGGCAGTTTTTAACATTGCTTCTGTAACACCTTCCCACGAGTTTAGGAAGGGCATGTTCTGGAACCGCTGAAGGTGCAATGGATCAACTTCGTTAAAACGAAGGCTTACAAGGGCACGGGCTTCATCTTCCGTTAAACCGTTAGCCGACATTTCGGATCCAATCAATGCTGACCGAACTCCCTCTCTACCAGACTCAATTAAGTTGCCGGGATCAATGTCAAACTCGTTTCCGTCTGCATCTGTGACCCGCAATTTGTCGTTGTTGTCTGGGCTTCTAGTGATGTTAAATTCACCATCAACTACTGTGCCTTTTGGAGCATCTGCAAGAAGCATAGTTAGAAGTTCTACTTCATCCCTTGCACCCTTGTCTCGCATCATGTCCACAATGTCAGGGTCGATTTGTTTTGATGCTATTGATGAGTATGCGTCTAGAAATACACCAGTGATCTGCGATTGCCGCTGACCCATGTGAATCGTGCGTCTTTTTTGAGCCGCTCGCGTTTGTAGGGTTGCTTGTGTTTTGCCCAAACTGTCGGCGTTTAGGTTTGCAACCTCACTAATTTTTAGGAGCGATCCCTCTGCACGAGTATCAGGGGGAAGGATTGGATTACCGTTCTCGTCTAACTTCAAATCCTTGGGGTCAGGAATAAGTTGAACTGGACCAGCCTTTAGTTTGCTTAAGACTGAGGAAATTCGATCATAAGTAACTTCATCTCCAAGTTGAGCAGCCTGCTCACGCAGAGTAATCAATCCTTTTGCTACTGCGTGTTGTGCCCCACGGCCTGTAAGTTCCCCAGCCAATCCCCGCTGATCAATAAGTTGTTGGGCTGCAATTAAGAGTTCTTCTTCACTCTCAAGATGATCTCGCATATCCGCTTCAATGTTCGCCCACGATTGATTTTTGGTTCGCTCACTGACATGCTCGGCCCACTCTTTCGACAACTTTTGAGTAGTAAGTGACCAGCCTTTGTTGAACCCCATGTTGAACTGAGATTCGCTAATTCCCAACTTAACAGCAGCGGCCCGCCGCTCTTTGCCCATTCTGTCAAGAATTTGGGGGAAATGATCAACATCAAAGTTGCCGTCGTTGGCCTCTTTGATCTTTTCCATTGTCATGCGAGCATTAATTTCTTCCTGTCGAGAAGCCATTGCACCCTGTGCCCGTGCGGCGGCTCGTTGGTGTGCTGGGGTAACTGCCCCTACTTTCCCTTCCTCTACCAACTCGGCAAAACTCTTGTCTAACTCATTTAGAGTAAACTGATCTGTATACAGTTTTTCTAGCCGCTCAGTTTCCACACGCTCATATTTGACCATTGTTGCCGCTGCTTGACTCAAAGAGGACAGGGCTTGCCCCATTCGACGCATGTCATCAAACTCAGTTGTGTCTGGCTTTGCGGGGTCAGGTGTCAAGATTGGCTGTGCAGGCGCACCCTCTTGACTTGGCGTAATGCTGGTATCAACAGGGGTAGCAGGAGCAATAAATGCTGGTTCACTAAGCGCAGGAGCCGTGAGTTCCCCCGGTCTACGTTGTGGTCTTTTTGCCATTGTTTACCCCAGTGCCTTTATGTCTGCGGCTACGCCATAGCCAGTTGTAATTCCCTGTGCAATGCCGTTGAGAACATAAGGAGTCATCGACGGCTGTCCAACAGCACCCACAGGAGCAGGCAACTGTACAGGAGGGAGTGGTGAAGGCAACGCTCTGTTCAATTGAGACTGTGCCCTCGCTCGATACGCTAGAGCATTCTGTTGTGCTTGACGCATCGTAGAACGGTAATTTTCAAATTCAATACTACTTGCTCTTGCTTCTGCTTGCTGGTAAGCATTCATTGACTGCAATACGGCGTTGCCGGTAACTCCAGACTCCGCAGCCGATGCCGCAGTAAACGCCATGCCTGTAGCAGCCTTCTGAGAAGCAGCATTGATGTTCTGCATAGTTTTTCGCTGCTGCTGATCAAGGTTTGTCATTACAGCACCAAACTGAGCAGAGACAGATTCTTGAACCGATGCCCCATACTCAAGATATTGATTTTCTTGAAACTCTGCTAATCGCTGCTGGTAGTCAATTTGAAGAGCGTAATTCTGATGTCGGTTTGCTTCTACAGCCGCACTGTGTGCTGCATTTGCTCTTGCTTGCCCTCTTGCTGCTCGACCCTCAGAAATGCCCCCAACTACTTGTAGTCCTCCAACAACGGCAGATACTGGATCACACATGATTCATCCTCGCAAACTCCAAGAAAGGTAATTGTTTTGGCCCGACCATTTTCCTACCAATAAAGGTGTATCCAATGTGTTCAATGTATTTCATGTGAACCTTGTTCCTTTCATCGACAATGTTGCCAGTTATGGGGTAGGGACGGACGAGTTCTTTATGAAACTTGGTTACGGTCTTCATAAAGGGGTACTTATGCTTTGAAATGTTGTCTGTGCCCAAAAGCCAGATTGCGGCAAATTCCTCTGTGTAAGGCACGCACCCAAACAACGCTGATGGTTCGTCATCACACATCCATGTGTAGCAGGGGGATGACGCCTTGAATCCTTGCTTTAGGGCAGTAAACGGATCTCGACCAATCGCTTCGACCTCATCTCGATCTGCCTGACGGAGGTTGTTGTAAACCTGTGGAATGTGAGATTTTTTGGACTTAACGATTGTTGATTCAGTCATGCTCGCTGCTCAATTCTAGTGGTGTACTGAGCCTCAAACTCAGCCGATTGGATATTACTAGGTAGAGGGGAGGAATTGATGATTTCAATCTTGGCGTTTAGTGATTTTAGGAAAAGCGGGATTCTGAATGATCCTGTCTCACGCGGCACGGTGTCAGTGTTAGTCGCTGCAAGGAACCGACCACTAAAGGGGTAAGTAATAGCCGTGCCTTCAGCACCACCAATAATCGGGGTCACCTTGAGAGAAAATGCAGCAGTATTGTCGTATTCCAGTGTCATGTAACGCAACTGGTGGCGACCCGTTGAGATAATGTCTACTCCCCCTTCTCGCGTACTTTTGAGTAGAGGCTTAGTGAACTCGTAAGTCATGGTGTAAGGCTCACCAAAGAACACCTTGGTTGTCACGGGTATTTCTCCTTGAACCACCACAATTGTTTTTGACCCGTCCCAAGTTGCACTATTTACAGTAAGCCGATCACCCGTAGAAGTCACAGCCTGCGTAACGCCCTCTGAAGCCGCCGTAGAGACCGCAGGAAACTGCAAGCCGGTCAAATGGTAGGTTGTGGTCACGGTGTCCGCAGAAGCCCGTGTAACCCCCGTAGTGCCCCCGCTCTGAGCGTAGTGAACTCTCCGGTCTAGCGTTGTGACATACGTTGCACCTTCGTCAGTCAGGCCGGTCTGCAAGTCAATTCGCTCGATGTAGGTTTTGCTATTGCGGTTTACAAGCAAGAATAGGGATGTGCCAACGAATTCTATGTTCAATAGCGTTACATTGGTGAATTCAAACTTAAACCACGCCGACTGCATCCGTTGCTGCCGAGTATTGAAGTATTTGTACAGGTACAGTTCGGTATTTGATCCTGCCAGCACAGCCACCAAGTTTTCGTGAGTCGATGCAGCAATCTTCCTTGTACTGCCTGTAATGTAGGTAGGCACTTGTGAGGTAATTTCATTCGCATCAAACTGAATGTCTGTAGCGGAAGAACTTGCTTTGAAGTACTCTTGGAATCCGGTAAACGACCCACGTTTAAAGGGGAAGAATAGAGAAGTACCAGACGCCACGGGGGCAGCAGACGTATCTACATCAAAGTCAGTAACATTAGTTACGGAGACCGTCAGTGGTGACAAGATTGACTCACCCGCTAGAGAAAACTGGCTTCGCTCTGAGAACAACATGAGTCGGTCACTAAACGGGACTGCTCGGTCAAGTTTGGACACAACCGTACCGCCCACACCTACATCAATAACCGATGAGTCTAAGAGTTGTGTGACGGTGGTTCTGAAGAAGTTGAAGAAGAATCCAACCTCCGAGAGACTTACATTCTCACCACTTGTCACTACCAATCGGTTCTTAAAGAAGGAGATGTCTGTAATTTCTTGCCCAATGAATGAGGGAGGGGGATTAGTCAGATCGTCTCCGGTTTCTCGCGGCGTGAACTTAAATGAAGCCCAATCAACCGTAGCATCAACCGTACCGCCAGTGGGAGTAACTCCATTAGCATCGGTAAACACAAATGATCCGTTTGGCTGGCGTACCAGAATGTGGGGCAGTGTTGCGGCGTCGTAATCTGTAGCCACTCCCGGTCGGGGAACTTCAACCCAACTACCCTCTTTCATGTCACCAATAGTGGTCTCGCCGTCTGCTAGAAATTTGACGTAGTAATCATCTACAGCAGTTTCAGGACTTCCTTCTACTTTGACAATCATCTTGTGTGGGGCCGTTGTCGGCAAGTCAGAGAAGAAAGTAGTACTTTCACGGACTACAGTAAAACCAGCATCACCAAAGTTGTTTTCGACAACAACTGAAAAGTCTGCCGGTCCTCCGCCTGTAACGTCCTCAAGAAAGATCACGCCGTTTTTTGCAACAGCATTAACGTTAGTAAAGTTAGTAAGGCCAGTAGTGCTGCCACCACCAAAACTGTCGGTTGAGTTTGTAACCGTAAGGTTTGTGTAGCCTGTGCCTCCAAGTGCAAGGGCTTTTGCAATCTCTACGATTGAGGGCACAACCGGATTTACATTATCGTCCTCGGCAATTGCTCCACCTGCGGCATCTGTAACAGTGTGCGTAACGCGAACGGTGTACGGAGTTACCCCATCTCGACCCAGTGTAACTTCCCAAACATTACCAATTCCCGACGCTTTGAGAACAATCAATGCTTCAAAGGGAGCGTTTGTTTTTTCACGAGACTGCACAGCAAGGTCACTGGCTCCAGTCTTCATTTCAGGTGTAATTGATGTGTTTACAATGTACGTTACATCTGCAATCGTAA